TTTGATTTCATCAGTAGTTTTATAAAAAAAGAAGTGGCTGATTATTGTAATAAATTAAAAATAGATTTTAATAGAATTGATATGGAACCAGATATGGCCTGGTTTAATATATACAAAAAAGGTGATTACCAAGAATATCATGTCCATAACGACAGTGCGTTAAGTGTTGTATATTTTTTAGATGGTCCACCAAACTCCAGTAGAATATTTTTTAAAACTCCCATTAATCCTCTTTCTAAAATTCCTTACATAGATTACTATGATGATACGTTTAAAACTTTACACTATGATATGCAGCCTGGTCTTTTATTAATATTTGATTCATCTCTGGAACACGCTGTAGAACAACATATACAAGATGAGCCTAGAATAAGTTTAGCAACCAACTTTAATGTTAAAAATGAAAATCATAGATAATTTTTTAGATCCAATAAATTTTAAAAATGTTAGAGATACAATGACGGGTCGACTTTTTCCCTGGTACTATGCGCCTTGTGCCAATAGCGGCAAAGATAATTTTTCTCACCTTACTTATACATTTTTCACTAATGAGTATACTAATCCTGCTACTGGGAACATGGATTTACTTAAACCTATTTTAGGTAAATTAAATTATACAGCATTAATAAGGGTTAGAGCTAATTTAACTTACCCTAGTATTAATAAAAAAGATTTTTATCATATTGATTATGATTATAAAAACACTACCACGGCACTCTATTATCTTGATAATAATGGTGGGACTAAATTTAAAGTAGGGTCAAAAATTAAACATATAAAAAGTAAAGCCAATAGAATAGTTATATTTCCTAGTCACATCAAACACTCCGTGGTAAGACATTCTAATAATGATCAAGGAAGATTTATAATTAATTTTAATTATTATACCGATGACGATTGTTAAAAAATTTGCAGACCATCTTACAGCTATAGAATACCCTAAAGAAAAAACCTCATGGAACATTGCTGGGATATTAAAAAATCAAAATGCTTTTTATCGCTTTGATGTTAGAGATATGTTTGAATTATCCAGTGGAGAAATGGCACAAAAGGGTAAAACAAATACTAAAGCCGATAAAATGGTATTAGATATACAAAATAAATGGGTTATCTTAGATATGGAAGAGCTGCTTCGATATATTAAAAAACATAAAGTAAAAAAGATCTATGTAAATGATTTGATCCCGGAGCTAGAATGGACTATATTTTTGCCTAAAAACTAGTATAATAGATTCCATGGCATTAAAAGAAGTAAAATTTCAAGCAGGTATTGATAAACAAAGTACACCTTCAGCCGCTGCAGGTAAGTGGGTTGATAGTGATTTTGTTAGATTTAGATATGGTGTGCCTGAAAAAATAGGTGGTTGGGATCAATTAACAACAGCCAATAACACTCTCCCCGGTGTAGCTAGAGCTCAACACACATTTACTAATTTAAATGGTACTAAATTTTCGGCTATTGGAACAAGCTCAGGGTTGTTTATTTTTAGTGGTGAAAGATTTTATGATGTTACCCCATTACAAGGAACTCCAGTTGGGGGTGGAACCTTTACAACCTCAGCTGCTGCTGGATCAACAGTAACTATAAATTCTACAGGACACAGCATTATAGTCGGAGATTACGTAGTTTTTACTTCTGTATCTGTAGCTGGATCTACAACACTTACAGCACCTGATTTTCAAACCTACGCTTTTGAAGTATTAACCGTTCCTAACGCAAACTCATTTACTATAAGTTTAGTGAACCCTGCTGCAGGTGTAACGACAGCGGAAGGTAATTCTGGAATGACGGCTCAAGGATCATTTAACTATCAAAGATACATAAGACCAGGACCCACTTTTCAAACTTTAGGTTTTGGTTGGAGTACTTACCAATGGGGTCAAGAAGCTTGGGGAGATGCTAGATCAACTTCAAACGTAACGTTAGATCCAGCTAACTGGTCTTTAGATCATGCGGGTGATACCTTGATTGCCACACTTAGAAATGGAAATACTTTTCAATGGAATTCTGCTGGAGCTTTAGCAACTAGAGCCACTGTAATTGCAGGGGTAGGCAGTGAAGTTAATATGATTTCAACGTTATCTTTATTCTCAGACAGAGATCGACATTTATTTCAGTTTGGTGCTTTAACCGATATGACTGATGCAACCACGCAAGACCCTATGTTTATTAGATTCACGAATCAAGAAACATTAAACGTATACACACCAACAGCAACAAATACTGCTGGTACATTTAGATTAGATACAGGAAACAGAATTACCGCGGCTGTTCAAGGTAAAGACTATGTTTTAATTTTAACAGATCAAGCTGCTTATGTAGCTCAATTTGTAGGACCACCATTTACATTTAGTATTAGACAAGTAGGAACAAATTGTGGATGTTTAGGACAACACGCTGTTGTGTTTGCTCAAGGTGCTGTTTATTGGATGGGTCAAGCAGGTGGTTTCTTTGCATTTGATGGAACGGTAAAACAAATACCTTGTTTAGTAGAAGACTTTGTATTTACTACAGGTGATGGTAATCCTGGTCTTAATTTTGATGCTAATGAAATTATCTATGCAGGCCATAATAGTTTGTACACAGAAGTAAATTGGTTTTATCCATCAGAAAATTCACTACAAGTTGATAGATGCGTAACTTTTAATTATGCAGAAAATAGCTGGAATACAAGTACATTAGATAGAACCACTTATGTAGACGCAGATGTTTTTGAAAGACCCTATGCTACTGATTATATTCCAAAAGGATCCACAGATTCTAACAGCCCGTCAGATACTCCTTTATTTCCAATATCAGGAGTTACCAATAGAGATGGAGCCACAGTTTTATACGAACATGAAAAAGGTGTGGATCAAGTCAACAGCACAGGCACATCTGCTATTCAAGGATTTATAAGATCTGGAGATTTTGATATTGCGGATGGTGAATTTTTTGCTTCAGTAAGTAGATTCATTCCTGATTATAAAGAGATTGTAGGCAATAACCAAGTTACTTTATTCATATCGGACTATCCATCTGATACTCAAACTAGCTCACCTTTAGGACCCTTTACAGTTACCTCAACCACTGATAAAATAGATACTAGAGCAAGAGGAAGATTAGTGAGTGTAAGATTTGAAAACACGGCAGTAGGAGAGTCTTGGAGATATGGTTCTCTTAGATTAGATACAAGACCTGATGGTAGAAGATAATGGCTAAAATAATTAATTATATTCCAGAACCTACACCGACGTATGACCCATCTAATCAACGTCAAATTTTAGAAGCATTAGATACTTTAAAACAACAACTTAATTTTTCTTTTCAACAAGATTTAAAAGAAGAGCAAGATACATTTAATTATTTCTTATCATGAGTATATTTTATAAAAACCAAGGATACAAACAATCGGGTACAGGTAAGACGACAGTGTTAACATGTCCTGTTGATGGAATAATTATAATTAAAAGTATATATGTTGCAAACAATGATGCATCATCAGCTGTTGCAGTAAACATGAACTTTGTTGATTCCTCTGATTCAAGTACTGAATATGAATTTTTTAGAGATGACGTGGCCGCCAAATCACAAGTAAATGCCTCACCTCAAGGCTTGAATTTAGAAGCAGGTGATGCTATAACTGTGCAAGCAGCTACAGGGAGTAACACAATTCAAGGCCTGATAAGTTATGCTCTAGTAAATAGACAAGACCAGAATGGATGATGTAACAGAAATTAAGTGTATAACTAAATATACTTACCGTAATAAAAAAACAGGAGAAATCTACAAAGAAAAAGTAGAGGGACCTGACATTGTAGTTGACTGTGAAGTTACAGTTGACCCTAAAAATTTAGACTTATTTCAGAAAGTAATGAATAATGACAATAAATCCAACACCTAAAGGTGGAACGGAGCTACAGCTAGAATATCTAACTCAACACGTAGATCTTATACTATTAAGTAAAGTACAAATTACAACATCTGTTCCAGAAAAAATTCCATTATCAAAAGATAAAATAAATATTCTTTGGCAAAAAAATTCTTGGGATCAACCTAATATCTATCCTTGGTTTAAAGATAAAGATAATCACACTAAATATGATTGGTATGTATTTAATAGTCATTGGAACTTTGAAAATTTTACTAAAAAATTTGGTTTAGATAGGGGCAAGT